GAGCCTGAGCGTCGTAAATCAACTCTTGAACTTCGTACAGTTGAAGTTCAGATTGAAAAGAAGGACCTGACGTAAAATAAAAGTGTAAAGAGCACACCTCCCCAAAATGTATCCGCCAGTGCAAACAGTGGCTGATATTTTTTCAGTGTGGCAAGATTGGTAAAATCATAGACCGCATAGGTGGCTGCACCAAGTCCGAAAGACTCGGCAGGAGTTGTAGGAATGGTTGCAAGGAAGCCGAGGGCCAGATAGACTACTACAGCAGGAACTGGATTGAGTATTAAGGTAGAACCCTGTATATCACGAATCATGTCACTGGACCACTTTGAACTGATAAAAAGCCACGGTAAATCAAGTAAAAGTCCTGCAACAGCCAGAATAAGAACCGTAGTCAGTGTGGCGCGTTCAAATAGCATTGAATGACTCTTCTGTTTTAGTAAGGAAAATGTCCGTCCATCTGGAGGCATTTGAATGGACAACGGAACCGAAACGGTTGTTCATAGCGGGAGGTCTCAGCGAGGCAATTCAGGTTTTCCTACGGATTCAACAAGAACTTCTCTTTCGGGGTCGTCGTTGCCTGGTTCTTACAGAGGACTTGAAATCGGGACAACGGCTGCGAATCTTTCAAGAGTCGTGGGATTTTGTTATCCGAATTCGAGGAAACATTGACTATTCACTCTTTGCATCCTATCTTCAAAATGCTGGCAAGCCGATTTCAGTCCTCTGGGTCGGCTCGGAGGTGCCTGGGGTCCTTTTAAAACGGTTTGAGTCGGTTCACTGGGTCTGTTTTGGTAGTGGATTACCGAGTGTGCGTGATACATATTATACTTTTCTCAGTCCTCTACTAGCTCCGCTAAAATATAAAGAATGGTTTCTTGCACAGGGCACACTACAGGGTATGGCTGTGCTCGATAGTCTAGAAGACTTTCGAGAGAAGAAGGCAGGGCTTGTGGTCTGTCCGAATCGGTCCGTTAAATGGTACGATGCGGCGGGACTTGAAGTACGCGGTACTGAAATTGGTGTTGAAGATGTATGTGAGGTTCTCAAATGGTGCACTTCACAGCTTGAAGGTTCAGAGGATTAGCAGGCGATTTGTGTGCCCTCGCACGTGTGGTTCGTGCACTTCTTCCCTTTAGGGCAGCTATCGGTAGCAGTGTCAAAACCCTCATAGCCCATCGACCAGCGCCACACCATCTTGTGCGTGAAGTGGTAGAGCAGGGCAAAGATCAGGCCGTGGACGAGCGCAACCGTCACCTTGGAGCCTCCAGGCGGCAGACGCGTGAGCATGCCAGGCGTGAGAAGAACGAACAGCAGTGTCGTGAACAGGGTCATGGTGATATTCATTGTATTCTATACTTAACCAAAAGATTTAGTTCAGTATAGAGACTTAATAAGGAAATTTATTGCTTCTTGAAAAGCTTGAACGTGCCCTTCTTGGCGACATAGCCTAACTTACGCAGCTTGCGGATTGCCTTGAGTCCCGCGGCATGCTTGCGGCGGCTCACAATCTTGCCCTTGTGACGCATAAGATCCTTCTTGGTCAGGCCGCCGGACGTGTGGCGGGCCGTGCCGTGCCACACCTGGGCCTTGGAGCCAGACGCCATTTTGGCACCACCAGCAAGGTTGTTGCCACGGTTCTTGCGTGTACGGCCACCGCCAGCAAGCAGAGTCTTCTTAGAAGCGTCCATTCTATATTCAAAGACTAGATAAAAATCTACGCAGTGGCTTCTACGCATGACTCTTCTTCTCGGCATCAGAGAGTTCTCCCCACATCTTGCCAATCTTCTTGCCAAGTTCAGGAATCTTCATGCCAGGATTCTCCTTCATCAGTTGAGGGCGCACCTTATTTGCAAACTTCATGTACCCACTCAGCTTGCGCTTGCCACCCTCTTGCTTATTCTTACGGGTGCGGTTGCGCTTACCACCAATACTCATATCACCCTCGGCCTTCATATTAACACTCTGATTGGCGGCACCCTCTCCGCCGCATGTAACCGTAAGAGTATCGCCAGGCTGAAGCGTAATCTCCTTGTTAACCATTTCTACTAAGAGCCTACATTTATGTGAAACAGAAGAATAAATAAGTTTACATTTGGAGTCGGGGTGTCTGCCCCTTGCGAATCTGGGAAATCAAACTCGCAATCTCCTTCGGGTCGTAGACACCTGCAAAATGGACAAGAAAATCGCCCTGCTCCCATAATGGCTGCCCTTCGAGCCCTCGAAGAAACGCATTAAACTTCTTGTGCTGCGCCGTAATCTCCGTTTTAAGAAAATCTGCTTCGCATTCATCAAGAACCTTAATCATCGCAGCATTTTCCCACCAAACATGATATAAATAGTCAGTTCTCTGCCATACCTTCTCCCAAAAAGCCCGCATCCATGCCGTATTTCGGAAGAGAATATTACCAGAATTAATGTGACCGCACGCGTCCAGTGTCATGAGTAGGTCCTTATTGGCTGGAAGCAAGGGTATCATACAATCCTCAAGTCGAATCGTGGGATTTGTAATGTAGACATCTGCATCAGACAACCAGAGAAGTGCCCCTTCAGGAAGGCTCTTCATAACCGCAAGAACAAACGGTATCTTTGACCACGGAATGGGGCGGTCACGGTCCCAATGTTCTTCTCCACCCTGAATGTATGTATAGCCTTGCTTTGCTGCATAGTCAACCTTTGAGTGTAGGGCCTCACTAAGACCCGTACGATAGTCTTCGCCAATCACAAGTGTTAGAATTGTAACACTCATTTGCTACTAGTGTATACTTGCAGCCTTAAAGTACTACTGAAGGTAAAAATTTGAAACTTCAATCCCACTCAAACAACACTACAAATACACTATGTCAAAGGAGCGTTTCGAATATTTCAAGAACAAGGAGGGTGACTATATCTGTAAATTCTGTGATAAGACAACTACAAAGCAGAGTACCATGCATATGCATTATAAGGCTAAGCATTCGGGTGAATTGCCCTTTATCTGTGATATCTGTGATAGACGATTCTCACAGAAGCAGATTCTAGATCTACATACGCGTGCTCGTCATACAAATGAAGAGGAGATTGAAAAGTATCAGTGTCCCTGCTGTGAATTTGAATCTCAGAGTTTTGCGAACCGTATTATCCACTTTACTCGGAAGCACTGTCGTCATTACTTAGATGATATGAAGGACGGTACAGGCAATGAGATTACTTGTACCGAATGTCAGAAGACTTTCAAGAGCAGCACCGCGTTTTACTATCATGCAGGGAAGTGCCTTGACAGTATTGATGGAGTTACTATTCCTCATCTAGATGAAGTGCTCACTGTAGGTTAGCCTAATAAGGCGTACTTAGTCATCTCTCAGATTGTTCATCTGTTGAACGAGACTGTAGAGATGATAACCCCCTGCTGCAAAGGTGAGCATGAGTAGCAGTTCATAATACGGAGTCTCCGTATTTTTTCCTTTGAGGCCAATCATAATCAGAAGCGGTCCAATGAGCAGTGCATGAATGAGATTCACATACATAAAAGGTGATGCATTGACAAAACGAACATACGCCTTGTAGCCGTGGTAGAGTGTCAGTACAATACCGAGAATTAGAAGAGTTGTAAAGATTTCATTTGGTGTAGCGGACCGTTGAAGACCAACATAGAGAAAAAAGGGCACCACAAAAAAGATGTGGAAAAGCGATAAGACAATGTGAGTGTTCATAGGATTCTAAGTAGAGCACGGCTATTTTCAAGTGCCCCTTCAATCCACGCCTGCTTCATGGAGAAACTTTCACCACAGATGAAAAGATTTGGTAAGTCATTGAATGGTCGAAGACTCTCTTTACTGACTTTGTAAGGGTCATAGAGACCGGGCACCCAGTAGGTTGCACCTGATTCCCACGGATGCGATTTTACCACACGAGGATACGGAATCTCTCTGCCTGGAAAGAGTTTGCGACATTCATCTGTAAGGATTTTTCCCAGAACTTGTTCAGCAATCGGTTTCGTACCCTTTGCAATATTTGTACAGACAATTGAATCACCTGCATCCGTATAGGAGATCATAACAATACCGAGTTCTGGGCGAACAGGAATAAAATAGCGAAGCTGGGTTTTTGTCACAAACTTTGGAAGATCTTCACACCAGAACTTGCCATTTTTTCCTGGAGGAAAGACGGCGTAGATACGATGAAGCGGTTCCATCTTCACGCACTGTAATGCAGGTAATGGCTTGAAAATTGGAATTTTCTTGAGTGCATCTGCGTGGAGTGCACAGATGACATTTTTTGCCTGCACTGTTTTGATTGTTCGAGTATTTCGTAGTGATGGGCTTCCTGTGCTGAACCAAAGGGTTAACAACCCATCCATTTCAGGCGCAAGATTTTCTAAGGTGTGGTGCGTATAGATTTTGACACCTTTTGATTCGCACTCCTTTGCTACGGCGTGAATTAGACTATCGAGCCCCTCCTTACAGACAGAGAACTTCTGGTGTGCTCCCATTTCATGAGTGAAACTCTGTAAAGCAAGATCTGCACGCAGTGTACAGAGTTCTGCACGATACGGAAAGGGGTCTGTAAAGGTCTTTGCCTTTTCAGGGCCAAAAATACCGTCTAGAACTTCATAGAGTGTGTGAGTACTGAGAATTTCCTGGGGTAGTATTTTCACAAGTGGGAGCCATGTGCGAAGACTATCATCAAAGGGATTGGGCAGTAAAGGTGAGCCATAGGTTTTTACCCAACCTGATTCTCCTGATATCGGTATTTCATGAAGCCCATACTCTTTTAAAAGTGCACGTGTCATTGTATGACTTTCATGAATACGACCTGCACCCTCCTCCCATTGTAGGCTATTATCATGAAATGTCAAGACTCGACCCCCAAGAACTCTGTATTTTTCAAACACGGAGATCGTTGCATGTGTAGTACGCCTGGCCAGTTCGCGGGCTACATAGAGCCCTGCGATACCGCCTCCGATAATGGCATAGTCGAGTACCATTTACTTAATAAAGATAGAGTTAATCCAGCTCATCACTTTACCCGTATCGGCACTGGTCACCTTATCTAGAAATTCAGTGTCCTGAATCGCAATAAACGTCGGAATCTTTGATACTTGACAGTACCCAGGTGTATACTTGTTCTGATCAATATCGCACTTGAAAAAAGTGACCATAGGGAATGTCTCGGCAATCTTCTTAAGATCTAGGTCGCGGCAGTATCCGCACCATTCTGCAGTGAAATAGACAACCACATATTTTGGCATTACCTTAATGCGCTCATCCTTTCCACGGGCGATAAGAGCTTCAAAATACTTATGATCCGGGAGGGGTGTCATTGTGTACATCGGGTGGGACATCGTTATTATTTGCTTGTTTGGAGGATTTATTTGACGGTGTAAATCGCGCCCATGTGAGCGTGAGGGCACCGGCTAAAACAATAAGTGCTGTCCCAAAGAAGACATAGGAACTCATGTTGCTAGCAGCCTCTAATGCACCACCTGACTGTACTGCGGCGGCCCTGAGTTTTGCAGGGTCAGTGAAGGCCGAGATTGAATCCGCTGCACTCAGAAGTTCAGGTGCCTTTGCAGCCAGTGCAGCTGTGCTCTTTACAGCGGCCACGGCCGGTGGAATTGTTTTTTGAACGGCATCAATGACAGGCGGAATCACCTTTTCAACGGCACACTTTGTATCCACGACAAGACCAAGTGCCGCCCGAATAGGTCCCAAGAAAGGGGCAAAGGGTCCTGTGATAATACTAAAGAGACTCTGGTCAGATTTCATCTTTTCAAAGGCGCTCGGTGTCATCACATTTCCAGCGGCACCATTCTGGTTCATGTAGATAGTTGAAGGGAAGAATCGTGGTGTTCCATCAACAAATAGGGACTTTGTATCATAGAGAAGATAGAGTCCAGAATAGGCCGTCCATAAGAATGAAAAGATTGCAAGTATACCACTCAGTGTAAAGAGAAGCATTACAAGTCCACCCATAAAATCACCTGCTGCAAAATGACTGAGTCCAAAGGGGAGGCCCAGGAATCCAACATAGAGAAGAAAGAAGAAGGGACTCGGTACTGTATCAGGTGCGGGACTCGATGCACCACCTGTAAAAATACCTGCACCGAGACCAGGTCGTCCAATATACGGAACTGAGAGACCGTATTTCTCTACAGAATCCCATTCGGCAAAGGTCTGGACAATATCATAAATCCACCAGAAACCGAGGCCAAGTAAATTAACCATCACTTTGAGTGCCGCCGTGCGCGGCGACCGTAGAAGAATATGGTCGAGTGCAAAAAAACCACCGATAATTGTAATAAAAGTGAAGAGAGTCGGCGAGATTTGTGACCCTCCCCATGACTTTGCGGATGTATGATCGAATGGACCTAGGAAAGACATCCCTACTAATCTGTATCCGTCTTTGTGCTTGGCAAACAATCCGTAGGCACTTCAAATCCCTTGGCTCGGAGATGAGTCAAGAACTCAGATGGAAAGCATGGAGCCTCAAAGAATGTCTGTAGTGCCTGTGTGGGGTCGGGTAGACGAATGGAGACGGGACCCGATGTCATTCGGAATCCAAACTCGCTGAAATTTGTCAAGACAAAGGTTCCATTTGGTTGCGGATAGAGTTCAAAGTTGCGCAGGGCAAAACCATGCTTCCAGAAGAGGAGCCAGAGGTCCTCAAATTCATCATACATGACATCGGGTTCCGTCCAATCAAAGTTCTTTTCAAAGGATTCGCTCGCCCTTGGAATCCACCATCTCTCAAATGAATACTCCTGAATCAGTTTACGGCCAAGACGTCGAATGCGTTGCTGTGTCATTGAATCATGCTCCATTATCTGTTATCATTCAATGAGAGCAGATAATCGTTTCAATTTTATAGGTACCTTAAATTGTAAAAAGTACGCCGCCAAATCCATCCACTACGCGAAGTACATTATGGTTCGTTGCATAGACGCGAACAGTACAGTTGCCCAGAGCGGGAACTGTTGTCTGATTGGTCGTAATTTGAAGTACAATACTATCAATACGGCTTGCATTCATTGAACCACTCGGCTGAAGTTCTTCGGGGCGGAGTGCAAGACTATAACAGTAGATATAGTCATCGGATGGAATGGTTGTATGGCGTTGCCACGGTTGAACAAGGCGGAAATAGGTGGCATCGCGAACTTGGAAGCGGTCAAACCCGTCGAGCTGAAGAACAGCATTCGAGAGAATATCTGTACGGGTTCCTGTTTCAGTTACGCTCAGACTACTGAAGTTGAACCACTCCTTATTATCAATGACCATCTGGCGTTGAAGCACCCAGATAAACTCGCGAACAGGATGATTGAATTCAATGGGTACAGGAATAGACTGTGAACTAGGAGGAATGGCAATTTGTGAGGTATACTGAACCTGCTCAATTAGATATTCGTGGGCGGTGCTGACAAACCGACGACGCTCATCCACATCAAGATAGACAAAATCACCCCACATTGTGCAATCCGTTATATGGGCCGGTTTTACGGTGATATCCGTACAGTTTTCAACAACATTTGGTGTCCAGAAGCATTGCTGTAGAGGCCTGAATGTAATATTAATCCGGACAGGGTGATACTGTAAGGCAAGTAAGGGAAGATAGAGACCGGGATTCTTACAGAACCAAAATTGAAGAGGAACATAGAGTTTGAGGGGTCCAATCAGTGTAGGTTGAGAGTATCCATCCACTTTGCCAATCATATCATAAAAACCAAACTTCTGTGACTCGGTTGTGGTGAGATTCGACCAGATCTCCATCCACTCTCCAGTCTGACGGTCAATCTCCTGTTCACCAATAGTCACTGTGATCTCTTGAATAAGTGCATGGCCGATGGCATTCACATAGGCAACGGCCTCATCCGTAGTGGAGAGATGGAGTGTAGGGAGTGTAATCTCTAAAATACAGGGGCCGAGTAAATCTCCACTCCGAGGAACCAGCCAACTGATTTTTTTTCCAAAATCAGGTTCATTATCTGAATACATTTCAACGGCTTCAACGGCAAAATTCGTATGACGACGATAGACAAACTTAAACCATGTAATCTGAGGGTTTCCCGTCAAGAACACGTCCTGTTTTCCAACTGCGACGAGTTGTAATAGACCACCGTTGCCAGTCATCTCGCGGCGCTTCTGAATGATGGAGTGATTCTTAGTAGAAGGTAGTAGCGCGATGGATCCTCGCATGTATAACAAAAAGGGCTATGACATGGATTTAACGGTGCTCCGGTCACTTTTTGCACTTGATCCTAACACAAACATTCCAATTAGTACAAATTGGTTTCTTACGGCCGATGGAATTGGTGGTCTTCAATGGGAGAGTATGGCATGGTACATGAGTACCGTAAGCATTTCAAATATACAGATGTTAGATACAACACCTACGAATAATCCTTATCGTCACAATGTAACAATCACAAATGGTGGCATGTATGTTGATGGTGCTCCTGTGGTTGGCTCGGGCCTGAGTATCGTTCAACTTGCCAGTAGTCTTCAAGGTCTTGGTACCTATGGATATGTAAGCACTCTGAGTCTTTATAGCACGGTGGCTGGACTTGGTACAGCTGGATATGTGAGTTCAGCGACACTGAATAATACTGTGATAAATCTTGGTACAACAGGTTATGTAAGTACACAGAGTCTTTATAGTACAGTGGTAGGACTTGGCACAGCAGGGTATGTCAGTACTGCACAGTTTAATAGTTTCTCTAATTTTATCTATAATCCTATTACATATATCTCCTCTGGAAATCTAAATAGTACAACAACAAATCTGTTCGGATATATTCAAGGTATAATAAATTCACAGGGGGATGGATCTGTTAGTAGTTTTACTGTGAATGGAACTGCAAACTTCTATTCAACCCTTTCTGTTGGAACTTTTTACTATATTAATGGAAACATCTCAACGCTCAGCACAAGCATTGGAGATACAATTGTAAATTTAGGAACAACTCCTGGTTATCTCAGCAGTTTGAACGGCCTATCATTGAGTACAGGAATGATTGGGCTCTCAAGTATTAACTTTATGGATACAGTAACAGGTGTGAAACAGCTTGTTGCTGTGACAAATGGTATCTTTCAAGTGAATGGAGCCTCCATTACAGGAGATGTGAGTAAGGGAGATCTAACTTCGACTGTGATTGGACTTGGCACAGTTGGATATGTCTCTACACTAAATATAGTTGGACTTGTCAGTACTGCAAATCTAAGTGGCTTTATCAGCACAGCAAACCTTGGCGGACTTGTGAGTAGTCAAAACCTGGCTGGACTTATCAGTACTGCAAATCTAGCAGATTTAGTTAGCACTGCAAATCTATCTGGATTGATAAGTACACAGAATCTGTATGGTCTTGTAAGTACAGCCAATCTGGCTAATTGTATCAGTACAGCCAATTTGGCAAAGTTAATCAGTACTGCAAATCTAGCAGATCTAGTGAGTACAGCCAATCTGGTAGGCTTAGTAAGTACTGCAAATTTAAGAGGTTTACTAAGTACAACATTCTTTGATTCACGGATAACAAGTAGTTTACAGGGACTCGGTACACTTGGATATCTATCAACTGTTCAAACAAGTGCACTCAGTACAGGAACTGTGAAAACATCATCAATTACATTTTTAGATGTAACTATACCGCCAAATGTAAATGCAGGTCTACCAAGTCTATTATATGTAAGTGCGGGAAAACTTCTCTTTAACGGAGCTCTTGCATCAGGACCCAGTACAACAGCAGGTGTTTCACAGATTATTCCAGGTCCTGGTATCTCAGTTAATCCAACAGTCGGCACAGGTGTAGTGACTGTTACAGCAACTGTAGCAAATGTTGTAGGGATTGTAAGTACACCGAACTTGGCAAATTTAGTGAGTACTGCAAATATTGCAGGTATAGTTAGTACAAATTTCTTTGATTCACAGATAACAAGTACCCTCAATGGACTTGGAACGGCTGGATATATCTCCTCCTCGCAATTACAGAGTTCAGTGGTTGCATTAAAACAGAGTTTTTTTGTTGTGAATGGAAATACACTCTATATTCAAGGCTCTGGGAATACGCTAACTGTCAGTAGTTTAGCAAGTATCGTCTACTTGAGTTCATTTCTCCAATCTACTATAACCTATAAGGGTTCAAACGGAAACATTGCTCCAAAATGGACTGTAGGCACACAACCAATCTCTTTTACCACGGCAAATCTACAATTAGATTCCTTCTCTACATTAATTACATCGAATGCAACAGTAAATATTGAAGTTCTAGGTACTTTTATGTTTAGTCCATTAGCACTTCCTCAAACTCCTGTGCCAATTTACATGTCAAGTTTTGTTCAGAGTGGAGTAACCGGCAATAGTAATTATCTGAGTAGTCAAATGTTTCAAACGATGTTCTTCCCTACGAATTATAACAGTGGAGCGGCAGGTGGTCTCTATGGAAATATAAGTAATTACTTTGCTCCAAAGATTAAAATGAGTATTCCTGGATCTGTACTACAGAATTTCTATCCAAATGCGCCGCTCGTCTTAGGACACTATCTTCCGAATGCTGTAACACTCAATACAACACAGGGTTTCCTAAATTCAAATGCGACTGTCTTTTTTGGTTCAACAAACTCCGTTTTTATTTCAGTTCAAAATATGCCCTAGAGTAGGGAATGCATAAGCGGACATATGATACAGATGAAATAACTCTTCGTAGGGTCTATGCGCTATCTACAAATAATCAGTTTGTTCCTGCAATGACTGTATTGACTGCCGATGGTGCAGGTGGAACTTATTGGGCGATTCCTAGTACACTCGGCTACAATCCGAGTTTTAACCAAATTGCAACGGATGCTGGGACCTTTACGGCGAATCGTGCGTATAATACATTTACGCTCAGTCAAGGTGGTGGTATTGGTTTCGTTCAAGGCGATGGTACAAATCAGATGTATATCTATTCAAAGGGGTTTAATCAGATTAATACGGTCGGTGGAAATACTCTTTATGGCTTTTCAAATAATGTCACAACACCTGCTTTAAATTTTGCAGGAGCGGGTGGAATTAGTCTTCAAGCAAATCCAGCTACAAATACGCTGACATTTACAGCAAATGGTCAACCAATTAGTACAACCCTCAATTCATTTCAGAGTTTAAAAGTCTTTCCGAACCTCTCAACGCCAACCGGACAAATCTCCTCCCTTTCTGGATATGGCGTGCTAAGTGCAAATAATTACTCATCAATTCTAACACTTGCAGGTACAGGTCAAATAAGCCTCACTTCTGATTATAATGCAAATGCAGTCTTTATTGGATTAAATGCAAGTACTCTTGTAACATCAAATCTAACAACACAGATTGTTAGTAGTGCTTCTGTATATGCATCTACACTAACATTAATTGACCTAGTAGGTGGATATCCAAAGAATCTCTATTCCTACAATGGAAGTCTCTTTTTGAATGGCATAAATATTAATCAAACAGGTGTTGCTACAGTAGCACAAATTTACGGAGGTAGTAATATTGTACTTACAGGTGATACTCCTGGCCTTGGTAATGTTACTGTAAATGTAGATACGAGTTTCTTAACAAGTACTGTTATAGGTCTTGGAACGGCTGGCTATATTAGTAGTGGTGGAGCAATTAATGTAACTGATCTTGTAAGTACAGCGAATTTGGCAAATTTTGTTAGTACTTCTTATTTGGCTACTCAACTTGGTTCTACTGTAGTTGGCCTTGGTACAGCAGGGTACCTTAGTTCATTCAACAGTAAGTCTATGAGTACAGGCACAGTCTTTACATCATCAATTAGTTTTATTGATACTACATTAAATACAGTACAGCTTTTGGCTGTAAATGGTGGAACTCTGCAACTCAATGGCGCTGCAATCACTGGTGGTAGTGTAGGGCTTCCTGCAGGATTAGTGAGTACTGCAAACTTAGTAAATTTAGTGAGTACATCTTATTTAGACACTCAGCTTGGTTCAACTGTAATAGGCTTAGGAACAGCGGGATATATAAGTAGTTTAGTTATATCAAATGTAAATATTCCTAGTTCAACCTGCAATGTATGGATAGCGGTAGGAGATAGTAGAACAAGTTCCGAATATACAATTATACGAAGCACAGATGGGCAGAGTTTCAATTTATATGCAGCATCTGGTGGATTTGCTACAGGAGACGGATATGGTGGACATGGTATAGCCTTTAATGGTTCAAGGTGGGTTGCTGTGGGATACGGAGCGAATCCAATTCAATACAGTGACGATGGAAACAATTTTAACAATGCATCACAGAGTGGATTTAATACAACTGCATCAGCAGGTGGTGGTACAGCAGTAGGATGGAATGGAAGTCTCTGGGTTGCAACTGGATATGGTTCGAGTGTTATTCAAACTAGTTTAGATGGTAAAATATGGAATACATTTGATAGTATACCAACTCTACTATATGCTACATGCGTACTCTGGACTGGAACATATTGGCTTGTAGGTGGAGATCGAAATGGTGGATCAAATGCTATAGTAACAAGTCAAACAGGTACTTCTTGGACTGGAGCGGGTATAACGAATTTAAATGTAGCATATGGGCTTGCGTGGAATGGAATTTTTTTAATTATTGTGGGGACAAGAGCAAGTAGTGGACATACACCAATTCAATACGCAACGATTGATATATATGGAAATATAACTTCTGTCGATGTAAACCCTCTACCTGGAACACCTACCACAGTTAGTTCTGTAGTTTGGAATGGAACCTATTTTGTTGCAGGATTAACAACAAATACTATCTTGTATAGCACGGATGGAATGAACTGGACGGCAAATAATGGAATGCCATCAGGTTCCACTGAAGCTGCACTTCTCTGGGATGGAGCAAATTTTTTTGCTGTTGGTAATTGTAATACAATTATTACAGGAAATTCAGTATTGACAAGCTGGGGTACAGTATCTGGAGGTCTTGGATTTTCATCCAGTGGTTTTGGAATTGCGTATTCATCCAATACAACATATTGTTATCAGCAATCAAATCTTGTAATCTTACCTCAATCAATTCCACTCTATTTGAAGCCTGGCAATCAACTACTTGCATTAAGTAATGCCCTTGTGATTAATAATACACTAACAATTAATAATTCGGGAACACTCGATGCGGTTAGTACTTCAAGTTATGGAAATTTTGTAGGAATAAATAAAACGAACCCATTATTTCAATTGGATGTGGGTGGTGAAATAAATGCGAGTATTGCACTTTTAGCAAATGGTGTAACCTATACATCGGATCGACGCATTAAGACAGACATACAAGATGCCAACTTAGAAATGTGCTATTCAAATCTAACACATCTACCACTTCGTTCATTTGGATATATCAGTTCATTTAGTGATACAAAAATAGATAAACATCAGATTGGATTTATTGCAGATGAACTCAGTACAGTTTTTCCTAAATCCGTACATCTTGCAAATGTTTCTGTGGAAGGATTTAGTACAATCTATTTTGTAAATTATGAACAGATTCAAATGGCACACTATGGTGCTACTCAGTATATGGCTACTCTTTTAGAGAATCAGAATTCCACTATTGTGGGTCAAAATGTTGTACTTGAAAGTCTTCAAGATCAAGTAGCTAGTCTTTCAACTGCAGTGGGTACTTTACTGTCAAGATAAAAACTTTGTAGATAGGAGGAGATGTCATCGAGAAAAACATACGACACAGATATAATTACTCTACGTCGTATATTTGCTGTTACACCTGGAACAAATGCCCCATGAGTCTATTTCCTGATAAAATCTATTCCTAATTCTAGTAGGGTGGCATTATGAGCCAACATAAAACATATGACACAGATATTATAACCTTGCGACGTATATTTGCTGCGTCGCCTGATTCTAACGTGCCTATACAACCAAATTTAGTTTTAACAACCGGTCAATACGGCGAAGCAGCATTTATTGATCCACTTAGTATATCTTCTATAAATGCTCTTAGTTCTTTTGTGAGTATACTTCCGACAGCAATTTCATCTCTTTCAAGTGTAATCGGCCAAGGTGGAGGTGGCGGTGGGGGTGATATTTATAATATAGATACTGCATCAACTGTCTATGCCTATGGTACTACAAATATTTCATCTGCTGTGAATGTATATTTAAATCCAACAGGTCTTTCTAGTCAAACAATTAGTGCTGGAAATATTTTTGTATCAAGTGTGAATTTTATTGATTCAGGTACACTTGGAATTGGATTTCTTACAGTCAGTTCAGGAACCCTCTACTTAAACGGTTCAACCATTCAAGGAACAATTACAGCGGCAAATATTACCTCAACTGTGATTGGACTCGGTACTGCAGGATATCTTTCAACTGTACGACTTTCAGGCTTAGTGAGTACAGCAAATCTGAGCGGACTTGTAAGTACATCCTATCTAGCAAGACAGCTCGGTTCGACTGTTATAGGTCTAGGTACAGCAGGATATCTCTCAAGTTTTCCTAGTCTTGGAGGGTTTGTAAGTACAGCAAATTTGACTGGACTTATATCAACAGCGAACCTGGATGGACTTGTATCAAGTGCAAATCTAGCAGGGCTTCTCAGTACATCCTACTTAGCAACACAGCTCGGTTCAACAGTTATAGGCTTAGGCACAGCTGGTTATGTGAGCACCTCACAACTTCTCAGTACATCCTTTGGACTCTATCAACAGATACAGAGTTCACCTGGTGCTACTGTAACAACTGCTGTGCTCACTTCGACTGTAGCTGGACTTGGTACGGCTGGATATATAAGTACACCACAGCTACTCAGTACATCGTATGGACTCTATCAACAAATTCAAAGTGGACCAGGGGGTGTAACACCTGCAAATCTTACATCAACTGTGATTGGATTAGGTACAGTAGGATATCTATCAAGTGCGGCAGAGCTTGTAAGCACTTCCTATCTTGCGACACAGTTTACCTCAACTGTGATTGGTCTAGGAACGGTAGGATATCTATCAACTACACTCTCCACGACACGGTACCCTTACCTATCTGTAAATACACTCTCTGTCGGTCAAATTATTGCGTCGTCTATTACAGTAACTCAGACTCTTTTTGCAGGAACACTCAGTTCAATCAATGTTGAGGCAGCAGTTATTGGTATTGTAGGGCAAACAAGCTTTTATGGTGATGGAAGCCATCTACAGAATCTGACAGGTGCAAATATTACTGGAACATTGCCTTATACTGTATATGGAAATCAGACAATTCCACTAGGAGCCATTAATCCCTTGGGAAGTCTAACGATTACAGGAGATCTGAATGCGGCAAATTTGGTCGGCTTAGTCAGCACTTCTTATTTTGATACGCAACTCACATCAACTGTAATAGGTCTTGGTACGGCTGGATATATTTCAAGTGCAACAACTAGTGCAGTGATTCCTGGAGGATTAGTCAGCACGGCCAACTTGGCTGCTTTAGTGTCAACGTCTGCTTTGAATAACGCACTTACATCAACTGTGATTGGACTTGGTACTGCCGGCTATTTATCGTCTGCAGTTGTAGCCTCTCTTCCTGGAGGATTGGTGAGCACGGCTAACTTGGCTACTTTACTATCAACGTCTGCCTTGAATAATGCACTTACATCAACTGTTATTGGACTTGGTACTGCCGGCTATTTATCCTCTGCACTTGTAACACTTCCTGGAGGATTGGTGAGCACGGCTAACTTGGCTACTTTACTATCAACGTCTGCCTTGAATAACGCACTTACATCAACTGTGATTGGACTTGGTACTGCCGGCTATTTATCGTCTGCACTTGTAACACTTCCTGGAGGATTGGTGAGTACAGCTAACTTGGCTACTTTACTATCAACGTCTGCCTTGAATA